TCCCGCTGCTCAATTGCTTTTGATAGCGGTGTTCCAGTTGCGTGATTTGTCGCGCCCTCTAGATACGTGATCCGTTCCGCTTGATTCTCTATCTTTTGCCATGCTTTGTCCCGCTGCTCGGTGACTACATCGTAAATCGTCGAGGATTGTTTTAAAGCGCAGTGAAGACCTTCGATCTCCTTCCGTGCTTCGGCAAGTTCGCGTTCAAGTTGTTGCCTTTTATCGTCAAGTTCTATCCACGCTTTACGCAAGCCTCTTGATTCAGATCTTTCGGCATTTATCGCACCGTGGTCTGGGTCGTTACATTCGTTCATAGTTCGTTCGGGTTGGTTGTTTCCCAAGGCAGCAGCGTTTCATCAGCTTCATCTTGGCTATCGCATGATAGGTTGCGGTATCTCTCGGCTAGGCTACGCGCCTCGTCCCGTTCGCGCTGTGGTAGCTCCCTCGCTGCCTGCCATGCTTCCCATGCAGTAGTTGTATCATCGTAAACGTATTCATCTGAGTCTCTAAACTGAGCGGTGCTATACTCCTTTAGGTTAGCCCATTCCTCAAACTCGCGGCGGTTGGTTTCGGTGTTCATAGTTCGGTTTCTTTGATTTATCTAAAATTCAATTATTTTGTGTGTGTTTTAATTTTTTGTTGCTGAACGACGACATTGTAATTTGTAGTTGATCGGCAACAAATTTAAGCGGCTGTGAGGTCTTGGGTTCAGGGTTCAGGGTCTTGGGTTTAGTATTTCTGGTTCCACTACGATTCGCTTTAGCCCGCCTAAACTGTCAGAGTCCATCATGATGCAAGCACCTGCGGCAATGTGAGCAATGTGGGGCTTGTCACTCTCTGGGTCTATCCATTCTCCTGCGTGGATTGCTGCTAAGTGCCGTTTGATTGCACTGATGTATGTTGACGTTTCGATTCCTGACAACCGCCAATTCCATGCACCGTATTTTTCAGCACCTGATTGCAGCACTTGGCAGATCAGGTCTTCCGCTACTGGTGGCATTAAAACAAGCTGTGTCTTTCGTAAGCCTGCTGCTTTTTTAATATCGGGTGTGGTGTCTATGGTCTTGTTTTGATTGTAACGATCTTCGGCTTCAACGATTAGTTCAGCAAGCTTTCTCGGCGTGGTAATCTCATTAAGCACATCGCCATGCCCAGCCTCCATTTTGCTCGCACCGCAGTCGTTGTCGAAGATATACCAACTGATCCAATCGTGGGGATCGATAATTTCAAGCATGGCATCAAAAGTAGACCAGATTGAGTTAAACAAATTACCCTCTATGTCTAGCGTCCCAGCGTCCTCGGCGGCACTGCACTTCTCGTTTAGATTATTATAGTTTGAGATGATTTTTTTAATCTTCTCCTCCCATTCTTCAACGCGTTCTTGTTTATTCATGTTTGTAGTTAAGTTTGGTTAAAATATTGTCGAATTTCTGACTGATCAGAGGGTTAATATCCACAAGCAATTCTGCCCTGCGCTTTGCTGAGTTTACTGTGCTGTGGTTCGTGCAGTTCATGAGGTTGGCTACCTCCTGCTGTTTAAAGTGTTTGGATAGCAATGACATCGCAATGGTCCGTGCGTAGGATGTGAAGACCGTCTTCTTGCTCGCATACCGGTTAACCTTTTGGTTCTTTGCTATCTCATCAATCGTGATATCAAACTCGGCACAGACGGCCTTGATGATCCTTGCTAATAACTCGACGGACTGCACCGTCATGTTTGATTGGTATATCATAAAAAAATAGGCAGGGGGATTTCTCCCCCCACCATTAAGTTAGGCTAGAACGGGATTTCGTCCTGTTCGTCATCCAAGTCCGGCACTGTGACAGGCTTTGGCGTGGAGTTGCTTGGTGCAGCATCGCTGACCTTCAGGGCCATGTATTTGGCACCACCATTCTTCGGTGTCTGTAGCCACGCTGAGAGCTTGAACTCTGCACCGTCGATGTTGATCTTGCCCTGATAGTCAGGACGCTTCGGGTTGTCCCCCTTGTCATTCTTGAACAGGGAGCCTTTGTTTGTATTGTCGTATGTCATATTTTTATTGGATTGAGATTAGTTCTGAGAGTTCTTGGTAGTATTCGTGATATGCTTTAAGCCCGGCAAGCATATCCTCCGTGTATTGGTCACGCTCAACGAGCTTGACGAAAAGTGGGGCCGATGGAGAGAACGCCACGAACCACCATGCCTTAGCCCCGGTGACGGCCATTGAGCCGTGGACCTGAGCCTTGTAGTCATCCGGTAGTTCGTCCGTCTTGATGTATTGGATCAGCTTGGACATCCGGGGACATTTAATCTCCAGACCCTCGCCATTGTCCATAATGCCGTCAGGGGAGCAGCCGAACGACCCGTGGATGGACTTGGCAAAGCCGATGGTATCGACAGCAAAGTCCATCTGCTTGCTGAACGCCTCAAGTGCGAATGGTTCAAGCTGGACACCGCGCTTCATGTCGTCCGACTCGAATGGCGATGGGTCTGGGAAGCCGTTAGCCTCTGCCAAGCACTTGCTTGCCGCAGTGAGCCTAGCCTTCTCAGCCACCTTGCCGGACTTGGTGAGCCAGTCACCGAACTGCGATGCCGTGAGGACACCGCGGCGATGCTCGAACCACTCTGGGGATCTCTGCTCGCAGTCGATCAACGTGCAATCGGGGAAGAGGCTCATTGTGCTGCCTCCTGATTAACCTTGCGCTGCTTTGCGTCCAGAGCCGCGTGTGCTGCCTTCACCTTGCCCTTTGGCATCAGTGACACTGACTTGATACTGAGATGGCGAGCAAACGCCTCCTCGTCGATGTTAAGCGTTTCCATGCGGGTCTTGATGACAGCAATATCATCGTCAGATGCCTTGATGTTCGACACTGGCTCAGGCTTGACCGGGTTGGTGGCTGACTGGCCGTCATCGTCCTCCTGTGCTACTCCAGTTACGGACGCTAAAGAGTATCGACGGAGATAGGTGGTAGCGGCTCCCACACCCTGTGCGTCAGCCTTGGCTGGGACACAGGATGCGATGGCTGTGATATATCCACCCCCCTCGTGGCAGAGTGCTGTGGTGACCGATACCAGCGATCCGTCGAAGGATGGGTTCTGGACGATGCTCAAGCCGAAGCTGCTGAAGACCGGGCGAACGGTGTTCAAGACCTCTGCGAGGTCAGCGTATCGGTTCTTGAAGTGCGGGTTGACGCTACCCTTGGTGGCGTTCTCAACTGCGTTTTGTGCCTTCGCTAATGCTGCGAAGAGTTCTGGTGTTGCGTGTTCTAGGTTCATGTTGGTTAGGTCGCTTCCTTGCGACAGGAGAAGTAAATCATAGTGTGGATACTATGCAAAGAAAAATCTTCATAAAAATAAAAATAATTATTTTCATCAGATTGCTTGACATTGGTTTCGATATATTGCAGTTTCCTCTGTAGACGCGGCTGCCACTTCGTTTAACGCTTTCAGAGTTCGCTCTAAAAAAGGTCAGTTACGGGATGGCAGTCTCGTCTCTGGCCTTTTTCTTTTTAACGGGGAACGTTCAGACATATCGATGGTGAGGAGGAACGCTAAAACGACTGCACCTCACCGAGTTAAAAGATGGTTCTGTCCCTTGAAGGAATTTTGCGGGGACAGGTAATCAGTCAGTAGTGACCGTTTGGTTTGATGCTTAAATACAGCGACAGTCCAAAGCTACAAACGGTTCCCGAAAGGGTGTATGCTAAGACTCAATGGTTCGTCCGAAAAGATGAGGAATGATTCTAGATACAATTCAGCCTGCATAAGGCGAGTTGTGTCTAGATCTAAAGGCTGAACCTAAAGATGAGTATACGATTAGATGTTCAATAAAGCTGATCATATATGCTGTCGTATCACAAATAGGACACAAAAAGGCGTATTATATTGAATTGAACACTTATCAGATATAGATGGTTAAAATATCCATTATGGATGTTTTAAAGATACATAACAAATGCTTTGATTGCGACAAAAGGTCGGCAATTAATTTCAAATTGTTACATTTTGTAACGTATTCATCTATGGCATTAACTCTTATCTGATTAAGATAACAGCATCGGCTCACAGATGGCAGTAACACCATCGAGAACAACTCCGCAACCAAGAATAGGCTTGGAATTATACTTCTTGCCGTAGGCCATGGCCTCCTTCTTGTGATCCACTCCACAGCCAACCTGCATACCGAATAACCGGGTCTTCTCGTTGGCAAAGTAAAGCACACCGAACTGTGAGTGGAAGTGACCCTGAACGACTGAGCAATGCTCACTCTGGGCGTTTAAAAATGCTGACGATACCTGACCACTCTTTCCCCGGTCGCCGTGCTGATACATCACACCGTCGATCATCTTGTTGCCATACCGCGGGATTACCTCCCAGCCATTGACCTCCCAGAGGTCTGCGTAGCCCTTCAGGACTGACAGTGGTAGACCAAGGTCGGATGCCTTCCTCTCCGTGAGGCTGTCATGGTTACCTATCAACCAAGTAGCCTTGGGGAATTCCTTGTAGATCTTCCTGACCTGCACCCGTGCGTCAGCCAACTCCTTCTCGCTATTCATCAACGATGGTGCCTTTGGATGGTAACTGATACTTGACCAGTCAACCAAGTCGCCGATAACGATGACCTTGTTGCACTTATGCTTCTTGTATATCTTCTTCAGGAACGCAGGATAATTTCTGTGCATTGCGGGACAGTGCAGATCTCCGATGACTAATACTCGTGACATAATTTCTTAGAGTTTAAGTTTATCCCAAGCCGGGAAAAAGATTTCCTCAAATGCGCGAACCACACATTCCGCTTCAAATTTTTCAGCCCAGCCGACACCAGAAACAAGCAGGGTAGCCTCCATCATTTCGTGACGTAAGGTTTCCTTCTTTACCTTGGGATCTTTAATCTGATCAGATATCCAAATGGTCTTGGTGTCATGCTCATATTGCCCATATGCATTTTCGAGCTTGCCAGTCCTAATCTTGATTTTCTGTCCGGCTATATTGATGCTTGCAGGTAGTTTCATAGATATTTAAAGGTCACTTACAATAGAGATTAGTGCCTTCGCATAAGATTTTGCAACACTTTTCGCAGTTATTTTCTGGCAGTCAGACTCACTCGACCCAAAGAACGGTTCAAGCAGGACGGATGGGCAGTTTGTAAGGCGCAGGAAGGAACCACCCCGCATTTGCGCTGTAATGCCCTTTGTAGCCCTATCAGTCATGTTTGGGTGTCCCTTACCGAACTGACCCCTAAAAGCCTCCGCAATAGCCCTTCCTGCCTCAGAGGAGTGCCAGTAGAGCCACTCATGCCCATTAGCCGATGGCGAGGCACTGTTAAAGTGCAACTCGATGGCAATAGAGGCCTTCATGGCCTTAACTTGATCCGCAGCATCCTGCATGGCGTAACCATACCCACCACCCTTGTAGTCGCTAATAACACGCGATGGGATACCGTTGTTGGCTAGGTGCTTGGTAAGTTCAGTCGCGACCTCTAAATTAAAGTCGCGCTCATTAATCTTAAGCCAAGGTGAATACGCGCC